ACGCACCGTGAATTTTGACTGCAACGGAGTGCTTGTCACGGCAGCTCTCACCAAGTTCTCAGACGAACCCAGCGTGCGTCAGATCACCTGCGTCGTGCCTGACTTCATCGCCCACGTCGGCGATGGTTTCCTGATAGTGGAGAACTGTGAGCACCAGAGCCTTTCGTCCATCTCCGGCACCACCTCAGGAGGATTCCACAAGATCCCGCTAGACGTGGCAGTCAAGTTGCCCCACGAGCTTGCGAGCTTAGCGCTCTTCGGGACAAGTGACCATAGGTTTGTGAACAGCCACATGTGGCGTGCACCTCCCAAGAAGACACCAGACTTTGGCTGGTGTGGTGACGCTCTGGTCAGCATCGAGCTAAAGACGCAGTCAGAAGGCATCGTGGGCCGGGGTCGGTGGTTGGATGCTGCACAGCAGTACAACTGGGAAAATCTGGGCTTCTTGGGAGAATGGCGGTCGATGGGGGTGGCCATAGGTGACGATCGCCTAGTCTTCGACGAGGAGCTCACTGACCTCGTCCAGGCACATGGCCACCGAGCGGTCCAGGCCTACCGCCTAGGGAAAGCAATCCTTTCTAGCGTGGCTCTCTCGACTGAGTACTCGAGTGGCCGGCACAAGATTCCTGACCTGCCGCTGCCTGAGCAGCACGAAGACTTCTGCATGATCACCACCCAAAGCGTGGCCAATTATGCTGCTCCAGCGGACGTGGACATCTTCACGCGGTTCCCCCCCAAGGTCCCTTCTTTGCCTCGACGGGAATATTTGTCTGAAGTGGTGCCACCGACCTTCCGCCACAATCACCCGACGATCACCTACAGCCATGCAGATCTTGCACCAGTCCTCAACCTGACGTTCATGGAGCAGGAGATGGTCGCACACCACTGCATCGGTGGTGGCTCCAAGTTCCACTTGACTGACGACATCATGAAGTACAGCCTCCAAGACCCTGATTCAGTGGCCAGAGGGTTGTGGCAGAAAAAGCTTTTCCCTCATCTGCAGGACATGGATCTCTTCTCTCAGGGATCTAGCAAGAAGAAGAAGAAACCATCTGAAGTGAGCCCAGATGGCTACACCGTCGACAAGCGGGCGCTCTGGGAGCACTGCCAGAAATATGCTGAAGAGAAGCACTCTCGTGCATATAAGCCATCCCCGTTGGCACCATTCCTGCTCGACTGTTTCGAGAAGACGATAGGCGGGGATGACCTGGGATACGATGCATTCGGGGCGAAGCTGAAATTTGAGCACTCCGAGGAGCGTTGGTATCAGAGCTTGCTGAGCTTTGAGCGCATTCTCTACGAACTCAACGTGGCCAGAAGCAAGTTCTGTCCCAACTTCGCCATTTGGAACTACCACAGGATCTCGTCTGGGTGCTTCCTTTTCACCCACACCACAGGGCTCACCAGCCACGTCTTCTACAAACTGTTCTTCCATGGGGATGTGCACCTCTCTGGCATGAAGTCGAAGGACATCGGCAATGGTTGGAAGGTCAACCAGCATGTGCTTTCATACGATGAGAAGAAACTCTCACAGTTCCTTCCAATTCTGGGCACAATGGCGGGCATCCGGTCTTTCTTCGCTGACAGATTCAATCGGCACCAATCAGAAGTGAGGTTCAAACACGCTCTCGCGATTGCCCTTGATGCCAAACAGGCGACCTGCGACATGCTCAGCCTCCTCAGGTTCTACTACATGGAAGCCACCACTGCCCAGCCTCTGGAAAACAAGGTGCATGGGAAGTTACCGGATGTGCTAAGGACACCACTCCAGAGTCACTTGGCTTGGTTCATGAGGGACAAGGTGCAAGCTGAAGTTGGCATTGATGAGGACGGCATCGTTAGAGCTCAGGGCCTCATCGACTGGATGACGCTTGAGCCCTTCAAGGAGTTCGAGGATGCCATCATCTTTGGCCACATGTATGCCGTGAACCCTCATGCGAACACGGACTCCATGAGGGGACTGGTCCAGATTGTGTCGAAAATCCTCAAGCAGGAAGTAAAGATGGCAGACGTTCGACCAGACATGGTGGGCTCAGGGGACTCAGATGACATCCGTGATCATGAGTTCTCAGGTCCCCACGTCTCCCGGCTCGGCCGATTCCTATCCGAGTTCCTTAGGCGCAAGGGGGTAACGTCCACGGAATTCCTCGGGGCCTTCAAGAGGAAGATTGACGCCGTCAAGTGGTCAGACTTCTCCACACTGAAAAAGAGCACACACCTTGCTGCTGCTAATGACTCCAAGCGGGTCTACTGCTTCGAGGCTGTGAAGATGCTGCTCGACTCAGGGAAATTCACGGAAGAGGTGTACTCCGAGCAGAACATGGCGTTGTTCCTACAGATGGCAGAGGAGCCAGAAGGCCACACAATCACAATCTTCAAAAAGGACCAGAAAACAGGTGTTCGCGAAATTTGCGTTTTGCCAATGGTCATGAGGATCCTGATCAAGTACATGGAAATCTTCTTCCGTTGCGTCAACCTCCACTTGCCGAACGAAATGTTGAGCAAGCCAGAAGAAAAGCCTTTGGCCATGAACAAGCACTTCTCAGAGGTAGCAGAGGTGAAGCTCAGCCTTCGCAAGGAGAACAAGGAGACGGAACTGAGGACCACGACAGTGACTGTGTCAGGGGATGCAGCCACTTGGTGTCAGATGTTTGTCATGCCCAACTTCCATTGCATGCAACACCACTTCTTGACAGATTACCTTCCAGAGGATGGGATCAAACTCTCATCATTATTCGGTCGCATCCTGAACCTGATCACGCAGAAGCGTATGCTCATTGACAAGCGTCTGATCACCTGGCTGAGGACCCATGCGGACCTTGAGGTCGGAGATGAGACTCTCAAGCTTCTGTTGGAGATGTACAACGATGAAAACCACCCTCTGATGGACGGTGACGCATTCATCAACAGAAGTAACATGATGCAAGGGATCCCTCATGAGACAAGCAGCTGCCTACACGCAGTACATGAGCTTTATTTCATAAAGACCTTCAGACCTGCATTCATCCACACCACAAAGGCCAAAACGTGGGATGGCCACCCGGTGGGAGTCGTTTGTCACAGCATGGTGAGTTCTGACGACTACTCGCTGGTCATTTCTGCTGTTCATGAACCAGAAGCCACGAGTTTTGTGTCCGCACTACTGCTAGGCGCATGTCATTCCAACTCAGCTTGCAAGCGGCTCATTGGTGCGAAGTGCTCATACGAGAAGTCCACCATCGGGAGCTTCAGTGGTGTGCTTGAGTTCAACAGCAATTTCACTGTGGGGACTCGTGTCGTGCCAGCGTCTGTGAAATTCCTCTCAGCGATTTATGGCATCGGCTATCATCCGAATCTCATTGGTCGAGTCGAATCAAGCTACTCTGCGGTTGAGGCTTTGATAAATGAGGGGTTGCCCATGAAGGTGATTCATACCTGCCATTGCTTCATGCAACGGTTCCAACACCGCCTGCTTTGTGGGCCCATGGATGATGTCAAGGCTAGGCTGGACAGCAGATTGTACGTGGAGCTTGGATGCTACCCAGTGCCACCCCTCCGGTTGTCTGGATTGATCAACTTCAGGGATCTGCTCAGCTTAGTGATGAAGAGTGGAGGACCTCGTCACCAGGACCTGCTCAAGCTCCCCCTGCGTTCTCTGGGGTCAGCTGACGTTTACAGCTTGAACTCTGCACTCTTCGCAGCAGACACCCACAGGAACTATCGTGAGAAGATGAGGGCCATGGACGTAGATCGAGAGGAGATCAATGCGCAGCTTGAAGGAAACCTAGTGGCTGCCCTGAAAGGCCTCCTGCCCCCTCTCACTAACATGAAGCTGCGGTTGCTGTCTCCGGGCATCAAGGTGGCCATGGCTTATGTGTCCCTCTCGAAGATTGCCGCAATCAGCTGCTATTCCTGCACGCGAAACGTGATCCAGCTCCCCGAGGGCTTCGAAAACCCGGACCCGGCAGGGCTAGAGAAACATGAGAAGGAAGTCGCCCTGATGCTGCAATCAGGAGCTCCAAAGAAGACCTGGC